CTAAATTAAAACACATATTAACTAATACTCTTTGTATATCTTCTGGTAAATTATAAAATGCCTCATCTGTTCCAAATACATGTATTGTTTCGGCTAAATGTTTTTTAAAGTCATCTTCAAAATACATGTCAACAACTTCTTCGGATACTTTAGTTCCTACTTCCCAATTATACTCAGGGTCTTCAGGCTGACAAAGATGTCCAATACCTAAAGTTTTATAGCCTAAACTATCTTCGTATATTTCTAACACTTTACCTTCGTGTCTAGTTATTTCTTCTTTACATAATTCTATGTTCATAAAATATTATCCTCCAAATTCACTATAAGGTAGACCTGTAAAAGGGTCTATCCTATCTGCTGCATTTTCTTTCGTTTTAGGAACATCGTATTCTCCTTTAATTAAACCTCCAGTTACAAAAGTTTTTCTAAAAGCTTCAAGTGACTGTATATTACTTTGAAAAGGGTCTTGTTTATCTTCTCTACCTGTAGTAATATCTGCTACTTCTCTAAATAGTTTACGCCTGTTTTTATCCCTTTCTCTAGCCTTGTCTCTAATATCATCATAAAATGTTGTTCCAGTATATCTTTCGACTAAATTTTTAGTTCCTACAAAAGGTAATTTTCTAGCTCCTGTTTCTAGTAACCCTCTATTATATAAAGTTATACCAACAATATCATTTAATACTGGACCACCTAAATTAGCTGTAGCTACTGCAGGGTTTTGACCATAAGATAAAGACTCTGTAAATCTAACACCATATTCTAAAGGTCCAAGTAATCCTACTCTTTGAAAAGCTTTTAAAGTATCTTTCCAAGCATCTTCACCACTACTAATTCTTTCTCTATTTTCTTCACTACTTCTCCAATAATTACTAGCTTTAGCAACATTAGTAGATATAGCAACAAAAGCAGCAACTTTAGGTCCACTTGCATTAGGATTATTTATAGTATCTCTTGCAAAGTTTTTTAATACAGTATTACCAAAAACTGTAGGATATCTTAAAAACTGTGTAAATATATCTACTTTTGGATTTGTCATAAAAGTAGGAACTCTAGCTGCTTCTCTAGATGTTGGTAAAATAATACCATTAGTAAATCTACCAGCTCCTCTAATTAACTGTTCGTTATAAAAAGCATCCTCTTGTTTAGCTCCTGCGTTTAACCAACGAAGACCGTCTTCTACTTCTATACCTAAATCAAAAAGTTCTGAAGTTAAATTTTGAACTTTAGCTGGAGCTGTGTCACTTAAAATATCTGTACCTTCATTTCTAAGTGTGTTAAGTCTTATTAAATTTTCTTGTATTAAATCTTTACCTGTTGAAAAAGCAGCTAGTTGTACAGTTTTAGTCCAAGGAATAAGTAAATTAAATCTATAAAATTGTCTAGCTCTTGCTTTTAAAAATTCATTCTGTAAACCTTCTCCAGATATTCTATTTGTTAAATCTGCTGTAGCTTCATCTACTGCAATAAAAATACTGTTCATTTCTTTTGTAATTTCATCTGGAGACATATTATGTTTTTCTTTTAATATATTTGCTATATCTCTAGTAAAAATTTTATGACCGTTAGCAACAGCAGTTTGCATACCTTTAACAGATGATTTAACAGGGGCTTTACCTAAAGTTATAAAAGCTTCTGATAAGGAAGATAAAGTAGCTAAAGGTAAGTAAGCCATCGCATTAGCTAACTTTGTAGTATCGTAAAAACCTTGTATAAGACCGTTATCAAAATAATCTACTTGTCCAGTAACAGATTTATATAAGTTTAATATTCTTTGTTTATCTTTTCTTGTTAAACCTCTACCTCTAACAGATGAAAGTTCTTGGTCTATAGGATTAATAAATCTTTCTATAAATTGTTCTTCATTAGATTTAACATTCATTATAACTTTACCATCCTCAGTAGTTCCTCTAATAGTAACACTTTTACCGGGAAGTAAAAAAGAATTTTTATGTTCAATAGTTCTAGCAGCATTCATGTAATAATTAGTTGTAACTGGAACTAAATCATTAGTTAAATATTTTTCAAACATATTATCATCCATACCTTTAAAAACTCTAGCTTGTGTTAATAATAATGAATGTGAAGAATATAACTCATCTTGTTTATTTAACATGCCTGATATAATATCATCAACATTAGCTTCAGTTATACCTTCAATATTATTGTCTAATAATGCTTTTCTAAAATTAGGTTTATCATCTTCAATAGCTTTTCTATTCCATTGTCTAGGAAAATAATTTTCAATCTTATTAGGTTCAAGTCCTGCTTCTTCTGCTTGTTTTAAAACATCATCAAAAAACTCTCTTAAATTTTTAGCTGTTTGTTTTACCTGTGAACTAGCACCTGTATCATCTCCACCTCTTAATATTCTAATTACAGCTAATTCGTTTTCAGGAGTAATTTTTCCTGTCTTTGCAATAGGAGCTATAGCAGAATCAAAACCTAATTTAAAATTACCTCTTGTGTTTGACAAGTCTTCAAAGTAACTAAAGTCTCTTCTTCTTAATGTTCTTTGCCCTATGTTTTTACCAAACTCTTCACTAAATTTATTACCTAGTTCTCTAGCTGCAGGACTAAACTCTGATATTGTTTTTAAAATTCTAGTAGGATTACCAACTGTATTTGCTAATAAAGTATCGTTTGCTTTTCTAGCTTTAAATAATATTTCACTACCTGCTGATTTTCTGTATTCATCATTACTATATAATCTACTTAATTGACTATTATGTAATTGATATTTTTGTAATGCTCCACCAAATAATCCACCAGTAAGTGTTCCTAATACAGTAGTTCCTACTAATTCAGGATTAGAATATAATTGTCTTAACCCTGTATTTATTTCTGTATTTTGTCTAAAATGATTTTCTAATCCTGTCCAAGCTCCTACCTCTGCTCCTGTAATACCTGCAGCTTTTCTTATCTGGGATTTACCAATATCTTTTAAATTATTTTTTGCAATAGCTTTACTGGCTTCAATACCTGCAGTAGCTATTCCTTGTCTAGCTGCAAGTGAAGTTCCTCCAGTAACCGGTGTTAAAAACGCTGCTGTTAAAGCTGTAGGGTCTGTAATGATATCTGTTGCAGAATCTTTTATTAATTCAAAGTATTGTTTAAGACTACCCATATCTGCATTATCAAACTTAGAACGAAGATAAGCGTAATCATTTTTTTGTTGTTGAGAAAATTTATTACTTTGAGTAGCTCTATTCATTGCTGAAAATAAATTAAAATCAGAATCTCTTAAATATTCAAAAACATCATCTGATTTTTCACCTACAGACTCTAAAAATCTTTCAGCTACTTGTTGAAACTTTTCATCGTTTTCTAAATCATCAAGGGTATAGCTTCTTGAAAAATTAGAATAACCTGAAAGGTTTCTTGAGTCATTTATAAACCCCATTAATCATCCTCATTTTGTCTTTGTTGTGATATGCTTGTCCCTATAGCAGCAGCAGTAGCTCCTCCATAAAATATTGTTTTACCTATTGTAGGTAAAAATGCTCTAATGCTGAGACCGGGAATCGCTAACATATTTATTAATAGTTTTGATTGGTCTACAGATTTACCAGTCGTACTCATAGAGTTAAATAAAGCTTTTTGAAAAGGACTTAATTGATTTATATAATCTGCTTTAGCTTTATCTGTTTTAAAACCTTTTTGAATTTGTTTTCCATATTTAGCAACTAAAGGTTTTACTTTATTACTAGTTAAAATCTTACTAACTATTTTAGGACCTACTATTTTTGTAGTAGCTCTACCAGCTAGTCCTAGTGTTCCAAAACCCGGAATTAACCAAAGAGCATCAGTTATATCTAATTCATCCCCAATGATAAAATCTTTAATAGGTCTAGAAACTTTATCAGTTTCTGCTGGTGGAGTATCATCAGTATTATCAAACTGTGTATTAGACATAGGAGCTTTGTTAAATGCTATATTAATTTGTTGTTGTGCTTCTATTTTTTCATCCATTGACATGCTTGTAGAAGAATTAATATAATTTGTATAGTCATTATATAATCCTAAAATTCTAGGGTCATAAGGGTCTAATCTTTTTTTCATATCATCTAAGTAAAAACTAAAATTAGGTAACAGAGTTGTTCTAAGATATCTTTCATCATCTTGAACAGAAACAGTTTTTTCTAAATCATAAGCAGTCATCATGGTATCTAATTCACCTGCTAATTTACCTTCTTTTAATTGCTGTCCTATAAATATAGAAGCAGCATTAATTAATTGTGAATTATTAGTAACATCTCCTAAAGAACTAGCAGCTTCTAAAATAGAATTAGAAATTAAACGAGGTTGATTTGTTATTACACCATCTTTACCAGTAAATTCTTTATGTCTATATTCTTCACCTAATATACGTACATGAATTTTATACAGTTCTAATATATCCATTAAATCTCTTTCTGTTGAATATGGAATTATTTCATCTACATATTTAACTGCTTTTAATTGTGTATATCTTTCTACTACTGTTTGAATTGGTTTGTTTTTTTCTGGTCTATCAACATTAGGATCTATTTGTAAACCGCACATTAAATAAT